GTACTGCTGGTTATGTTCTTACGTCTGCTGGTGCAGGTAATGCACTAACATGGGCTGTGGCGGCTTCGCCTGTATCTTTTGATGATGACCAAAACATTATTGCTACATCGGTTTTTAGTTAAGGAGTATTCATGGCAACATTCACAAAATTAGCGTTACAACCAGCGGGTACTACTGGTACTGGTTTGGGTGTTAAGGTCGCTGCAACTGCTTCTTCGGGTACAGCGATTCATACTGCGTCGACTACGACTACAACGATTGATGAGATTTGGTTGTATGCGGTTAATACTTCTACGTCGTCTGTGAAGTTGACGATTCAGTGGGGTGAAACTACTGCTCCTGATGGGAACATTGAGGTGACTATTTTGCCTGAGGCTGGTTTGGTGACGGTTATTCCTGGTTTGTTGTTGCAGGGTAATGCGACTGCGCGTGTTGTTCGTGCGTTTGCTGGTACTGCGGATGTGATTGTTCTTCACGGGTTTGTTAACAGAATCGCGGCATAGTCCATGGGAAGTCGTGGCACTCTCGGATATGTAAGCGGTAACGCTGTCCAGTCATTCAACTTGGGTGGCTATGGTGCTGCATCAGGTGGAACAGCAGTCACCATTAGTGGGACTAACTATCAGTATGTTGCAATAACTTCATCAGGAACTTTCACACCTACTGTTGCAGGTTTGTTTGATGTGCTTCTTTTTGGTGGCGGTGCAGCAGGTATTCAATATGGTTCGGGTTCTGCAGGTGGTGGTGGTTCAGGTGGAGTGATTCAACAGACCATTTATCTAAACACAGGTGCGCAAACTGTCACTATTGGTGCAGGTGGTGCAACCTCAACGCTTTATAGTTTTGGTTCGTCTAGTTCTATTGGCGCAATACCAACTGCAATCACGGCTGGTGGTGGTGCAGGCTTTCAACTTGGATCAGGTTCGGCAACTAATCAAGGTGTTGGCGGTGGCAATGGTTCGCTGGTTACGGCAACCAATGAAACTGTCACGAACACTCAGGGATATAAAGGTGGCGGAGCAGCGGGTGCAACTACATCTGCAGGTGGTGGCGGTGGAACAACAGCAGTTGGACAAACAGCACCCACAACAACTACGGGTGGGGCTGGTGGTGCTGGTTTTGATGTGAGTGCTTTCATTGGTGGTTCATCTTTGTTCAAAGGTGGCGGTGGTGGCGGTGGTGCAAGCACAACTGGTGGTGCTGGTGGTTCAAGCGTTGGTGGTGCAGGTGGCGCAAGTGCTGTTGGTGCTGCAGCAGCAGCCAACACTGGTTCTGGTGGTGGCGGTGGTGGATCTAACAACTTTGCTGGTGGTAATGGTGGCTCAGGAATTGTTTACATAAGATGGAGGGTTTGATATGACGAGGCGTGATCTTGGTTATGTGAGTGGGTACACAACAGTTCAAGCGTTTGCGAACACTTATGGAACTGCGTCAGGTGGAACTGCTGTAACGATTAGCGGTGTGAACTATCAGTATGTTGCTTTCACATCAACAGGAACTTTGACTGTTACATCTTCAGGTTTGTTTGATGTGCTTGCTTTTGGTGGCGGTTCAGGTGGTGGAACTTACACAGGTAACTCAGGAAGTTCAGGTGGCGGTTCGGGCGGAATTCTGCTAGACACGATCTATCTGACAGCGAACACTGCTGTTGTTATTGGTGCTGGTGGCGCAGCAGGAACATACGGTCAATTGACAAGATACGGAACTGCCTCAACTATCGGCGCATTACCTTCTGGCCGTGTTGCTGCAGGATCATTCTCAACCTGCAACCTCAGCACAGGTGCATCTGAAGGTTTGCTTGGCGGTTTTGTGGGAAGCGTTGCAGGCTCATCATCAACAGGTGCAACTAATGTGCAAGGTTACGCAGGCGGTAACTCAACAGCAGCTACAAACGGTGGTGGTGGCGGTGGAACTGCTGCAGTTGGTGGCAACGGATCAAGCAGCACCGGCGGTAACGGTGGTGCAGGTTATGATGTTTCAACTTTTATAGGTGGTGCAGCCTTGTTTAAGGGGGCTGGCGGTGGTGGTTCTGGAAGCGTCACACAGGGGACAGGCGGTTCATCAGTTGGCGGTAATGCTTCAGCGACTAATGGTGTAGCCGCTGCTGCGAATACTGCATCTGGTGGTGGCGCAGGAAATACCACGTCGGGTGCTGGTGGTAGCGGAATCGTATATATTAGATGGAAGGTTTAACATGGCACATTTTGCAAAACTAAATAACGGAACAGTCGAACAAGTAATCGTTGTCGCTAACGCTGACTGTGGTGGTGGAGACTTCCCTGCATCCGAACCAGTAGGTCAAGCATTTCTTGCTTCACTTGGTTTGGCTGGCGAATGGAAACAAACATCGTATTCGGGTTCTTTCCGTGGTCGTTACGCTGGTATCGGTTACACGTTTGACCCTGAACTAGACGAGTTCGTAGCACCTGTAATCCCTGAATAGTGTGGGTCGCAACACCCGCTGGCTAATAATAATTCCAGCAGTCTGTTTCGCGCTCTTTGCGAAACCTGCTAAAGCCGACACACTTGGCGAATGGACAGCATCACAATCCTGTGCCACAGCTTCCATCGAAGTAATTGACAACACCATTATTTTGCATGGCCCTGATGGTGGTTGCCCTGGTGCTAACTGGATAAAAATTGAAACCACAATCCCCGCAGATGTGGACACAGTTGATTTCACTTGGGCATACCAAACCAATGACGGATGGTGGTATGACCCACCACAGTACGCGGTAAACGGTGCATACACCCTGCTCACACAACAAAACAATTCAACTGGTTCGCTGTCTGTACCTGTTAACGAGGGTGACATTTTCACGTTCCGGCAATACTCGGTAGATACCTGCTGCCAGCCAGGTCATCTCACAATCAGTAACCTGTCGTTATGGGCATCTATAACCTCATCCACGACAACGACGACGACCTCTACTACTACTGTCCCGTCAACGACTGTCCCTGCCACAGTCCCGACTACCACGACAGTTCAAGAAACAACTACAACAACTACTACTTCTTCAACTACAACAACGACAACAGTTCCTCAGACAACAACTTCTGTGGAGAACTCAACTAGCACTACTTCTTCCGTACCCCAAACAACAACAACAGAATCAACGACGACCACGACACAACCGCCAGCAGTTCCAACACCTGTTACACAGCCTCAAATATCCGAGCCAGAACCCGTTGAGCCTTCCGTTCCTGAAGAGCCTGAACAAACCGAGACAGGCACCACAAGCACGACAGTAGAGGAAGCCACGCCAGAAGAGACGCTTCCCGAAGAAACAACCACAACAACTGAACCAAGTCCTGAGCCATCCCCCGACACTACAGAAGAACCAGTCGTAGACACAACCCTGCCAGAAACCCCTGAGACACCCCTAGAAGCCCCTCTAAGCGACGAAGAAGTGGATTCGCTAATAGCAGAGGCAGAAACCACAGAAGCCCTTGTAGAAGCCCTAGCCGAACTCAGCCCCGAACAAGTAGAACAAGTCTTGGAAACCCTGCTTGCTGAAGAACCAACCGAAGAACAAGCAACAGCCCTCGCGTCCAGCCCCGAAGTCCTAGCCGTCATCAGCACCGAACAAGCACAACAAATCTTTGAAGTCCTAGACGTGGGCGCACTCTCCGACACACAAACCGAAGAACTGATCGCAGCAATCGAATCCGCACCCACCGAAATCCGTGAAGAATTTGAGGACACCATTGACATCTTCGGTGAAGGCTTAGACGACTACACCCCCACCGGCTCAACCATTCCTGTCGGAGAACGCCGTACCCTCATCGCAGTCACAGCAGGGATAACCCTCGCAGCAACAGGTACTAGAATTAGACGCTAATGAGAAAACTCTTGGATTACCTAGCAGATAACGCATGGACATGGGCAGGTACAGGCATGGTCTTGATTACCCTCTCAGGCCCAACACTCCGACAGGCATCCCTCATAACCGGAATAGTCGTTTTGGTACACTCATCACTAACCCTCTCCAAGAAAGACTGAACATGGCAAAGCTTCAAAACATCATCTTCCGCATCTTCGCACTATTCGGATCATCCGCATTAGCAGCCGTTGCTGGTGGTGCAATCATTGGTGTTCAGTTGTGGAAGTCGGCAGCACTCGCTGGCATCATGGCTTGCGCCCAAGTGGTTGAGAAGTTGTTGCGTTTCAGCGTTGACGGTTCACTCACCAAAGAAGAAATCGAACTCGCATTTACTGGTGCGGTGAAGGCGAAGCCTGAAGTAGCCGAATAATGGCTATGAAAAAGAAGAAGGTTTCGGTCAATGATCTACCGATCATCCCTGTTGTCCTTTGCTCATGTCTAAAGAACGCCAAGCCTGGTGAACTTCCACCGAAACTTCTTCGCAAGATTGAAGGCAAAGGAATGTTGCACCATTGTGCGGCAGATGCGTATGAGGCGATGGATGCGGCAGCAAACGCTGAAGGAATCGACCTTAGCCCAACAAGCCCTGCGGACACATATCGCTCACTTGCGGTTCAAGAGTACGGATTCTTCCAGCGATACACCACCGAAGTAATTGCAGGTCAGAAGCCTCGCGTCTACAAAGGTCAAGCTTGGTATTTGAAGAAAGGTATGGCGATGCTTGCTGTGCCTGGAACCTCTAAACATAACCTCGGTATTGCCATTGATATTGCTAACGCGAATGGCCCACGTTTGGAATGGTTGAAGAAGAACGCTGTGTCGTTCGGTTTCTCTTGGGAAGTAGTCCCATCAGAACCGTGGCATTTGCGTTATGTTGCCGGTGATAAGAAACCTCAACGGGTGCTTGATTGGCTTGCGAGCAAAGCAGTCTGATGTGGATTCTGGGATCGCTCTCGTTCTTGCTGCTGCTGTTACTGGTGCTTTCGGTCTGCTAACCGTAGTAATCCAACGTTTCAAAGCAGAGAACCGTAAAGACCATGACACCGTTATGGCTATGTTGCGTCTAATGCGTAGACAAGGTGGACAAGGTTTCTGAACGGTTGACGGATCACATCGCCAAGCACTAGGGTAAAGCACCCGAAGAAAGGTGCTTGCAAATGGCAAAAGGATTAACTACCGTTGAGTTAACTTTGGTGCGTGACTGTCTCCTCAAATCAAATCCTGGGAGGGATCAAGCTGACGCACTATGGGAAGTTATCGAGAAGATAAACAAACTCATAGAGGGAGCAAGAGTTGAGCAAGCCCGTAAAGCAAAGTCTGCTAAGTGAAATACGATCTGAAAAAACTGTGCCGTCAGGCCGCATCCCAAGAATCCAGCGTGTACTTGAAGGAATGGACGAAGCAGATCGCAAAGAACTTATCGAAGCGTTAGACGATTACACGATCCCTGCGCCCACAATCAGCAGGGTATTAGAAAGACGCGGAATAGACTTAGATTCATCTTCAATCAACAAGTATCGACGAGGGGAATTCGCTCATGTCACTAAAGGATGAACTCGGAAAACAATCCGAAGTGGACACGGACATTGTGCGTATCCGAAAGCAACGTGATTCGTTTGCTAATCAGAACGCTCGACTACAAACCAAGATAGATGAACTTGAACGGGTGCTGTCTGTTGTTGATGAGGTTGACGGGCTAAGTGTTCAACCCCCAACATGGTTGGCTCCGGCTAAACCGAAACGATCAGCAGCAACCCTTGTTGTCATGTTGAGTGACACCCACTTTGATGAGGTGGTAAACCCTGAAGAAATGGAAGGGTTGAACGCATACAACCGTCAGATCGCTGTGATGCGCTTGGAGAAATGGTCACAGAACGTAATCAAACTTGCGCGACATTACCTCGCAGGCGTGGACTATGACGGTGTAGTACTGATCTTGGGTGGTGACATCTTTAGCGGTGACATCCACGAAGAACTACACGACACCAACGCAGACACCATGCTCGGTTCGTTACTGTTCTGGGCTGAACAAGTGTCGGCTGCTGTTGACCTACTCGCTACAGAGTTCGGCAAAATCCATGTCGC